CCTTCCACAGTTTCTTCAAACTCAGCCAGGCGATCTTTCCAGATGGCACTGATAGTGCCAATCATCTGTGGTGCCACATTCCTACCACGGATGTGTGACATGGGCTTGAATTCAGCTGTCAACTTTGCGCCTTGCTGTAGGAAATCATCAAACATGCCTTCCAGTTCACCAGCACACTCACTCATGCGTTCACGCAGATGATCTTGTATGGTTAATCGGGCTTGTGTAGTTTCTTCTTCGGTCACGACCTTGACCACTTCTTGTTTGATACGCATCATGTCACTGATCTGGCTGTCAATTACGCTGAGTTCATGTTCACTTAGTGCTAGGCCAATCAAGTTCATTCTACATACCCAGGCTGTGGTACTACGGATCTGGCTGTCAGGAATGCCTCTTATGAGTTTAGCGTCTTTAGGTCTGTCGTTGTGTTCAAGCCAATGGGCTATCATGTCTTTGGCATCTTTTTTACCGTAGTGATAGTTGTACCAAGTGAAAGCCTTGAGCATGGCACTGGTCCTATCTCCGTCAGTCAACACTAACTTCCAGGCAGGTTCTGAGCCGGTGTATTTTACATCGGCACTTTTGGGATTTAGTAGTTTGATTTCTGCGGTGGGTTTTTTAGTCTTTACCATTGGATGTCCTTGATATCATGATTGTTAATTATAACACTGGGTTCTTTTGTAGTCAACCGCCGAGCAAACAGGCAAATACCAAGTATTTTTCCAGGTTTTTTACCAAGTCTTCGGCTTCTTGTTCCAGGGTTTGGTAGCGGGCAGTGGCCCTATGTAGCCTACGACATTCTACACTCTCCTGGCTCAGTCGATTCAGCACTGTGGTTATGGGTTTGAGCATTTTAACTAAATCTCTTCTGGCCACTCGACTTCGTACACCGGCAATCTGTCGTTCTGCTTGTTTCAAACGTTCTTGTATCTGTTCCATATAGTATTTTATCCTGTTTTGAGTTTTTGGTCAAACTTTGCGGTAAATACTTGACTATGCCACGCCTGAGCCTTTATCGCCCCAATCGAACCAACGACTATCAATTCTTTGATCGCACTATCAAAGAGATGTACACAGTAGGTGGAGTAGATGTTTATGTCCACAAATATCTGGGCCCAATCTTGGATGAAAGTGAGAATCCTGGAAACAACGATGCCACGCTACCAGTGTACGACAGTGTGAATCCGTTGTTTATTGAAGATTTGCTGTTGTTGGAAAACAGAGATAGAGCCTATGATCCTGATGTGTATATCATGCGCGGTGTTTATCAACAGCAAGATATTGATTTTGATCTTACACAATTTGGCTTGTTCTTGAACAATGATACCTTGTTTATCACGTTCCATTACAACTACATGATTGATGCGTTTGGTCGTAAATTAATGTCAGGTGATGTGCTAGAGTTGCCCAACCTTAAAGATTACTATCCTCTAGATCCAACCATACCGTTGCCTTTGCCCAAATACTATGTGATACAGGATGGGTCTTATGCCACTGAAGGATTCAGCCAGACCTGGTTGCCGCACATATGGCGTGTGAAGGCCACTCCAATGGTCAATGCCCAAGAGTTCCAACAGATTGTCAACAAACCTTTTATGCCGGACAATATCTGGGATCCAGGAAATTTTTATCCAGCGGGATTCACTGTGCTAGATGGCGACAGCTACTATCTTTCCAAGGGCAATGTTCCTCCGGGCACTCCTGTGACTGATACTGCCTACTGGACTCCCATCACCGATCCTGCCACAGTGGGCGATCGTATGAGTACTAGACCCCGAGACCTGGAGATCAACGATGCCTTGTTGGCACAGGCACAGGTGGATGTTCCGTTTAGTGGATACGATACCACAAAATTTTACATATTACCAACTACTCCCTACGGTGATCCAGCCAGCGTTGGCATTGTGGCCAGTGATGGATCTGTATCTTCTAGTAGCACACTCGAAGGCGAAGGTACTAGTCCTAGCAGTTTTGGTTATACCATGGGCTATCTCTCAGGTGGATACGATCCAGAGACTGGGTACTTGTTGCCACCAAATGGATTGCCAGTTGTTCCGGGTGTGAGCTTTCCACCTAATCCCACAGTTGGTGCTTATGCGTTGAGATTGGACTACTCGCCCAATCGTCTATTCCGCTACAATGGTAGTCGATGGGTGGCCATAGAATCCGCAGTAAGAACTGATCTTGATCTAGCACCGGCCGCAGAAACTTTACGCAACAGCTTCGTGAACAATACATATACAGTGAGCACCACAGACATGGGTAATATTCCAAGTCGTCAAAGTCTCAGCCAGATACTCAAACCTCTAGCTGATAACGGTGATCAAGGCGGCAACATTACCCCACCCAACCCAAGACCACCAGGATAACCATGGCAGTTACACAATTTTTTTATGACGAACAAATACGTCGTTTCTTGTTGCAGTTCGCCAGGATCTTTAGTAACTTCCAGGTCGAGTATGGTCGTAACGAAGAAGGCAAAAACGATACCCTAGTGCGTGTTCCAGTTCGTTATGGTGACAGCAGTCGACAAGCACAAACTATCATACAACAAAACAGTGCCAACGAATTGCCCAGTACTCCATTAATGACTTTTTACATCACTGATCTCAAATATAATCGTAGCATGATCCAGGAACCCAACTTTGTCAGTACTATAGCGGTACGGCAAAGAACATATGATAGCATGACTGACACATACGAAACTACTCAAGGCAATGCGTTTAGTATAGATCGTCTAATGCCAGTGCCGTTTGAACTGACCTTAAAGTTGGACATGTGGACAAGTAATACCAATCAAAAAATGCAGTTGCTAGAACAAATTTTAGTATTGTTTAATCCCAGTTTAGAATTACAAAGTACTGACAACTACATAGATTGGACAAGTTTAACTACGATTTACTTAGAAGACGTCAATTGGTCAAGTCGTAGCATTGGGGCAGGCAATACCGAATCAGCCATTGACATAGCTACCCTGACTTTTAGATTACCCATGTGGATATCTAGTCCAGCCAAGGTCAAGAAATTGGGTGTTGTTGAACGTATTGTAGCCAGCATCTATGATGCTAACGGTGATGCTAGCCTAGCTATCACCGACAACGATCTATTGCTTGGCACACGACAAGCGTTTACACCATTTAACTATCAGGTACTGTTGATCAACAATACTCTACAGGTCCTGCGTGAGCCTGAAGTAATTGATGAATCTAATGCCAGTTTAACACCGCCAGACAGTCCGGCCAGCAATCTCATGTGGCATTCCGTAGTTGGTTTATATGGTACATTACGGCCTGGGATCAGTTACATAAGTCTAGAACAACCAGATGGCACAGATGTGATTGGAACTGTGACTTATGATCCAAGCGATGATAGATTTTTATTGTGGAACGTAAACATTGACACTGTTCCAGCCAACACCTTGTCACCAGTTGAGGCAGTAATCAATCCATTGGCCAGTGGACCCGGAGCTGGCCTGCCCGAACCAATATTAGTATCAACACTTACCCGACTGGGACCTACACGATATCTCCTAACCGAAGGAACAGGTTCATGGGATGGCACAACTGCTGAATCCTGGACCGGGGATCAAGGACAACCCATGGTTGCCAATGCCAACGACATTATAGAATGGGATGGTTATCGCTGGATTGTGACGTTTGACAGTACTAGCAGTCCTGCAAACGATCAGTATGTCACAAACATAACTACAGAATTACAATATCGCTGGACTGGCGAAGCCTGGGTCAAGAGTTATCAAGGCCTATACAAGGGAGGCCTATGGACACTGGTATTGTAAATGCCGTGGGCATTTGGTTTTACAGTGTGGCTACCAACACTTACCTGTATCTCATGCGGAATGATACCAAGCACCCCGATACCTGGGGATTGCCCGGTGGTAGAGTAGAGCCAGGCGAAACCCTGATGCAGGCCATCACAAGAGAATGTACCGAAGAACTAGGCACAATGCCTGATTATTTGAAACTGGTTCCATTGGAAAAGTTTACCACAGCCGATCAAGGCTTTGCTTATCATACATTTTTTTGTAGCGTGGATAGAGAATTTGTTCCAGTCTTAAATGAAGAACATCAAGGCTGGGCATGGATTGCCAGTGGCAGTTGGCCTAAGCCGTTGCATCCAGGCTTATGGTCAACTGTGAATTTTGATGCAGTGCAAGACAAGATCCATACCATGGAAGCCCAGATTCAAATATCGCAGTAGCCTATAAAGTCTGGGTAGTTGATTGCTCTGGCATTAGGCAAGTCTAACCAGACGTCCGGCACATTACTTGGCACACCAGCAAACGTAAACTGTGTTCCAGGGTATGACCGCATCACATCACAAACTTGATTAATCCAACCCGGGTGCCCGGCCTCGGTATCTCGATGATAGCCTAGCATGAATATTTCTTGATGTCCATCAAAGGCCGCAAGATACATCAGCATGACCAAGTCAAGAAATTTTGGTCTGTGTGGGATAAGATAAAACTCTCCTGGATTGGCGATACAATTCCTGGCATCAGTGTACACAATATTATCTTTTGCGTATCCCGATTCAACCAATTGTGCCAAGTTATCACGACGTGTTTCTACAGCAAAATCCAATCGCATCTCCAAGGCCACGTCTCCTACACCATAAGTTTGTAATTTTTTTGATCCCAATAGTCCGCCACGATGATGTTGTAATCGTGTGTAGTCAAAATATTGTCTTTCTGCTGTGTGTCCTAGGCAGGCAGCACGTCCACTGATATGATGATTCTCAATTGGATTAGCGATCCACTCTCTTGTTTCTTCTCGTTTTCCACCAGCCCAACGTGAATTGGTTATTACAAATTCTCCCGGATAGTCTTTGCGAAATCGTGCGTCCATTATTTTACCTGTCTATTAGTTAATCAAAAAAGAACATCTGCCACAAGCGAGAATTTTCAGGAGTCCATCCAAAGTACGCACAGGCACTGTGTAAGTATCCAGCGTTGAATATATACAGGCGATTGTACACATTGCCAATGATGTCAACATCTTCAAATGGCGTCTTGTCAAGATTTCTTGCTCCTGACCTAAAACAACGTCCAAACTCAGGATGACTGCGGTGCCGTATGTCTGTGCCTTTGAGTGCGTGTGTCATGGTGCCCGATTCATGTGGAGCACCTGGTGTGAGATACAACATGGCAGCCCATTTTTGTGTGTCCGCATGATAAACCAAGGGTTCACCTTCGATGTTGAACTGGAATCGACCATTCATGCCGTGTGATTCCCAGGCAGTGATTTTCTCTCCCATAATATATTCAAATTCTTCTTTGAGTCCAGGGAATAAAAATTGTTTGTAGGTTCTGCTACCAATGTAGGGCTTGCCAGGTCCACTGGGTTCATATTCTTGCTTTAGTGCAAATGCTCGTATGGCATCCGGATCTTGATAGAAATTGTCCACTACCCAGAACCCTTTCATGTAATCAGGATTGACTATATTGGTTGTGGATCTAGTCCCAACCCGGTGTCGATTGATCACTTCAACCACAGGCGGTTTAACTGGCTTGGCTGTTGTGGGGAACATGTAATCACCAGCAAATTTCAATCCGTCTGTGCTGTCTACCAAGTGAGCCTGTACGTCTGCACTGACCAATTCTGGATGTATCCACCAGTCTTCGTAACTGTGTGTATGATTGTAGGCTATATCGCCAGCCGCTAACACATAACCTTTTGATAGTAAATATTCTCTTGCTTGATCTCTTATTTTAGTGTCAACATAGTAATCGTGTTCAAACGTGATCACGGCAAATCTATATTGATCAAATGGAATACGTTTTAGTATTTCAAACGAGTACGTGGGCGGATCACAATCAATTTGTAGGTAATCCAGATCTCCGGAAAAACCTAGCGTAAGTAGGAATTTTGCATAATCAACCTTGGTGGCATCTAGACAGAACACAAGATTGTTACGTTTTTCCATAAATTCTGTCACTACCTTTTGATTTATGTCAATACTAACGCCGGTCCAGCCAAACGCAGTTTCCAACAAGGCCGTGTTGTTGTTTTTAAAAGGTTCTGCACTGCCAATTTCTAAGTAACGCCCGTTACGTTTACCGTTAGTAGCAGACAATACAAACATGTCTTGATAACTTTGCGCATGATTCTTTTCAATGGCGTCAATGCCAGCAAACTGTATCCTGGCGTCCAATTGTTTATCTGCTGTATACGGTGTTGTAGTATTGGGCCATCCAATGCTGCCAAGATTCCTGTTGACTGAATTTAAAAACATTTCGCTCATCCGGTAACTGAACTTTAGATCATGCATGATTTCTCTGGACTGTTCGGTCTGCCCTACCCACCAGGCAGCTACACCTTTTTCAAATAACAGTCCATAGTATCCAGGATATTGTACATCTGTGGTCAACGGAGGCAAATCAAACTCGCAATTACTTAGACCAATGTTGGCCATGGTGTAAGAATCATGCCATTCTTTTTTGACTTCGTGCAAGCGACTCAATAAAAAGTATGCTTCAGGTCTTTTGGGCATGAGACTGATGGCTTTTTGTAGGATGACTTTTTCTGTGTCGTCTCGAGTTTTTTGTCTTTCAAAACACAAGGCCATTCTTAGCAAGGCTTCGTATTGTTCTAGATCGGTTTGTGATCGTTCGGCTGTGCGTAGATAAAAACTGATGGCGGCACCAGTTTGGCCAATTGAATCATATTCGAGACCCAGGTTAAAATTGGCCTGTGCCGAGTTATAATTCTGTATGTATTCGTGTAGGCGTTGGATCAGCATGTTAAACTCCTAGGTATTCTGTTAGCATAGTTTTAGGCATTCTCAATATAAACGCACAGTTATCTTGGTAACCAAAGCTCAATAATAAATCATCTTTGAAAAATGCAGCACCACAACAAAATTCAATATCGGCATTCATGAAACTGAATGCATCTGTGAATTTTACGATGTTCCACGATCGATCCCAAACTAAAAATCTGTGTTTATAGGTTGCATCTTTTTCACCAGTCTCACTCTTGAACAGATTGACTTCGTGTATCAAGGCCAGATAGTGATCGCCGTATGGTATCACGTGGCTACTGCCTCTGAAATCGGGTTGTCCGGATATAAATTTACTTTGATCAAGATGCACTGTTGTTGTAGAGCCGTCTTCGGGATTGAATCGTACTACTTCTGTGGGATTGCTCCATTTGACATAGTGATAGGGCTGATCTATAATAGGCATCCAATTTTTTTCACAATAGGTAGCATTGGCACCTGGCGCTGGCATCCGTGTGCGTTTGATTTCTCTTACTGCATTGGTTTTGACATTGAGTTCACTGAGTTCCATACGGCCTTGACCGTTTGTGGTAGTGTCTCGTCGCACACCACTTAGGAATAGTTTATTGTCCCAACGGAATAATCTACCATCTTCAAGCCCAACAAACTCCCAAATTGGATCTACGTCTAATTTTGAAGTGTCTATTGTGGTAATCTGATTCAAGGATAGATCGTCATTGACAGTACAATAAAAGTTCCAGGTGCGTAGATTACGATCGTTTTCTGGGTGCAGATACTGTAAAGGTCCATATCTGTGTTGAAATTTTTTATTTTCTGAATGATACAAGGTATAATTTACATGTCGTATATTACATATCAACTGACCATTGTCCACGTAAATGCTGGGATTCATCAGCCCAGTTCCGTTTGTGAGTTCGGCTGGAATAATTAAGGGATGTATGCTACCACCTTGCTCAATAGCAGATTTTACCAGGCCTGATTTTTTGATTGTTTGTGAGAGATTCATATACTATCATTTATGACAGCTAAATGATAGTATAAATTTTTTGTCTCTTTATGCTCGGCCTACTGCCACTTCAATAATGCCAACTGTTTCGCTGTCATAATCTTGTAGGGCTTTACCAATCAGGCATCCTGGTTGATATACGGAAGGATCTAATCGTACAGCCACTCCGGGAATATCACCAGTTACCAAACGATCTCCTTTGGCTATATTGCCTGTGACTTGACACGGCACACGACCAACCAACGCAACTGGCACTATATTTTTACCAGATTGAAACGTATTCATCAAGTGAGCTGGTTCTGTACTGACCACGCCAGCCACAGCAGGATTACTCAGTGTAGTACTGATTGTGACTTCGTTTGCGCCGCCAAATACCAATACTGTTCCAGGAGCATACTCAAAATCGGCTGCATAACATTCTGCCAAGTCGGCGTATTGTGCTGTGGTTGCTGTAACCTGAAGCACATTGGTTGCGGCATTGAAGCTGAACGCTGTGGCTGCAGTTCGTATACTTGGAGTGGCCTGTGTTCCAGCACCAGAAACAAACACCGGATAGAATGTGCCAGTGGTGACTGCTGTGGCATTGATTGCTGTACTTGGTCCAGTTGGTCCTTGATTACCTTGATTACCTTGATTACCAGTAGTTCCTTGATTGCCCTGGTTACCAACGGTACCTTGAGTACCTTGGGTACCAACGGTACCTTGATTGCCCTGATTACCATTATTGCCGTTTGTACCAGCGTTACCTTGTGTACCAGTGGTGCCTTGATTACCTTGATTACCTTGATTACCCGTGGCGCCTTGAGTACCTGTTGTTCCTTGATTGCCCTGATTGCCCTGATTGCCTTGGTTACCAACAGTTCCCTGAGCACCAGTAGTTCCTTGGGTACCTGTTGTGCCCTGATTGCCCTGATTGCCTTGGTTACCAACAGTTCCCTGAGCACCAGTAGTTCCTTGGGTACCTGTTGTACCTTGATTACCTTGGTTACCTTGATTACCAACTGTGCCTTGTGCTCCGGTAGTGCCTTGTGCTCCGGTAGTGCCTTGGGTGCCGTTTGTGCCTTGGGTACCGGTTGCACCTTGAGTTCCTGTGGTACCTTGAGCGCCAGTTGTGCCTTGTGCACCAACAGTTCCTTGTGTGCCTGTAGTTCCTTGTGCGCCCGATCCTTGTACTGGGTTGCCGTTGGCGTATTGGAATCCACCAGCCATGACGTTACCGGTCACAGTGACCAGGCCACCTGTGCGTATGTTACCACCAATTATGTTGCCAGTTCCAGTTACAACCCCAGATCCAAATAACACATTGCCACCTGTTACGTTTGCTGTAACATTTAAACTGCCCAGTGTGCCTACTGAGGTAATATTTGTTTGACTTGCAGTCTGTAAAGTACCAGTCAAGTTTGTGGCAGTTATGTTACCAGTACCGCTTACAACCCCTGTGCCAAATAACACATTGCCACCAGTGATGTTTGCTGTAACAGCCAAACTGCCTAGTGTGCCCACTGAGGTAATATTTGTTTGACTTGCAGTCTGTAAGGTACCGGTCAAGTTAGTAGCAAATACATTGCCAGTGCCACTTACAACACCTGTGCCAAATACAACATTGCCACCGGTTACGTTTGCAGTTACGCTGACAGTGGTTCCTGTATGAGCGGTTGCTGATATGTTACCGCCTGTGATATTACCGCTTGCACTCAGTATGCCTTGTACCTGCATGCCATTGCTGGCCACCCAGGTGTTGGCAGTACTGCTATAGGTTAAGCTGATGAATTCACTACCTGCTGGGCCAACTCCAATGCCACCACCGTTGGCCGCAGTTGCATTGGCTGCATTGTTGGCCATGTTAATAGTTAAGTCGTTTGTGGTTATGTTGTTACTGTTGATATAGGTCACGTTACCATTTACAACCAGGTTACCTTGGATAATAACTTCGCCATCAACACTGCCAGGACTGTTTGGATCAATAACAATGGTATAATTACTTGATGTGATACTGTTACTGGTAATGTCAAATGTACCAATGCGTGCAATGCCGTTTGTGGTCAAATTGCCAGCAGTTACGTTGGCTGTCACACTCAAACTACCCAATGTGCCTACACTGGTAATATTAGTTTGACTTGCTGTCTGTAAGGTACCAGTCAAGTTAGTGGCAAATACGTTGCCTGTACCACTCACAACACCAGTACCAAATCTTACATTGCCGCCAGTGATGTTTGAAGCGGCACTTATTAATCCACCTGTTAATATGTTTCCACCGGTTACGTTTGCAGTGACAGCTAAACTGCCCAGTGTACCCACTGAGGTAATATTTGTTTGTGCGGCTGTTTGTAAAGTACCAGTTAGGTTAGTGGCAAATACATTACCAGTTCCGCTTACAACACCAGAACCAAATATCACATTGCCGCCAGTGATGTTTGAAGCGGCACTTATTAAGCCGCCAGTTAATATGTTTCCACCGGTTACGTTTGCAGTGACAGCTAAACTGCCCAGTGTACCCACTGAGGTAATATTTGTTTGTGCGGCTGTTTGTAAAGTACCAGTTAGGTTAGTGGCAAATACATTGCCAGTTCCACTTACAACACCAGAACCAAATATCACATTGCCACCGGTTATATTTGCAGTGACAGCCAGACTGCCCAGTGTGCCCACGCTTGTGATATTTGTTTGACTTGCCGTTTGTAAGGTACCAGTTAGGTTAGTGGCAAATACATTACCTGTACCACTTACTACACCTGCACCAAATATCACATTGCCACCAGTGATGTTACCACTGGCACTGATTGATGTTCCCGTTACTGACGCAAATACAAGACTTCCGGTTACACTTATGTTACCACCGTAAATATTGCCACCAGCACTTACATTATTGCCTGTAAGAAGATTGGCACCAGTTATGTTTCCGCCCACTGATGCTGTGCCACCCGTGGCCAAATTGCCAGCTGTGATGTTGGCTGTGGCACTTATCAGACCACCTGTTAAAATATTGGCACCAGTTATGTTTCCGCCCACTGATGCTGTGCCACCCGTGGCCAAATTGCCACCTGTGACTGTTGCAGCAACACTGACCAATCCACCAGTTAATAAATTGCCACCTATTATGTTGCCTTGAGCTGTGATTGATCCATCTGTGCGGAGATTTCCAGCGGCAATGTTGCCCAATGATGTAATGTTACCAGTGGCAGTTACTATTCCACCAGTAATTAAATTTCCAGCAGTGACAGTCCCAGTAACAGATGCCAGTCCAGATAAATTCACGCTGGTTGCATTTACGTTTCCGCTTGCACTGATTGTGCCGGCCAATACATTGCCAGCAACACTGACTAGTCCGCCTGTTATAATGTTACCAGCTGTAACATTGGCTGTGACACTTATCAGGCCACCGGTTAACAAATTTCCACCAGTGATGTTACCACTGGCACTGATTGTAGTGCCAGTCACTGAGGCAAATACAAGACTTCCAGTTACACTTATGTTCCCACCGTAAATATTGCCACCAGCACTTACATTGTTGCCTGTGTTGATATTGCCACCAGTAACGTTACCTACAGCACTGACAGTGTTGGCCGCAATAATGTTGTTACCTGTAACATTGCCAATGACGCTCACTGTTGCGCCAGTTAATTCGCTGTTACCAGGGGTGCCTGACAGTACTGTGGCACCACCGTCGGGATTGGTCAACACAATACTTGTGGCATTGGCACTGATTGTGGCATTGCCAAGATAGATTGTGTTGCCATTTAGGTATAGGTCTCTCCATCGATTGGTTGTGTTACCTAAATCTTGAGTGATATTGGCCGCTGGAATCAAGCCAGTTGTAGTAAAGGCCGCAATAGCAGTGCCGCCAACAGCTACATTAATGTTGCCACCAGATGTGGCTATTGCGACATTTGATGTTCCGTTTTGTATGCTGGTTGTAGCAATACTACTTAACAATGCGCCATTACCTAGAATATAAGCACCGGTTACATTGCCGGATACGCTGACATTTCCAGCAAGAACGTTACCGCCAGCACTTACATTACCAGCAGTTGCTACGTTGGTTTGGATAAGAGTACCAATAATATTATTACCGTAAATATTACCGGTTGCGCTAATTCCCGTGGTTCCGTCAAGTGTAAGTGCCATTTTTTCTAATCCTTTTTATCTTTGTATTTATCTGTACGTTAAAAAGTCTCTATCCGTAAAAAGTAATACGAACTCGTCCAATGGCACCTGCAGGGTTGACTCCAGCAGTGGCACTACTGGCGCCTCCGCCGCCGGGTGCTGTGCCGGCTGTGAGCGATGCGCCGCCTGTTCCAGAACCCATCTGTTGTGCGGTGAGGCTCATACCTGTAGTATCTGTTCCGGCTGTTTGCCCTGACCCTGCTGTGCCGGCACCTGCAATAGTGGCTCCTGCACCAGCACCGCCGCCACCCAGAGAAGTGGCGTTATTACCCACTGCCCCACTGCCACCATCAGCAGTGGTTGTTCCAATCATTGTGCCTGTAGTGCCGTTGCCTGCCACTCCCGAAGCAGCGTCAGATCCGGGTTGTGCCCGACATCCGGTGGCCGAGCTCGATGGATTTGCATTGGTACCCACGTTGACCCAACTCAGAGTGCTGGCTGCACCAACTGAATAATACACAATAGTGGTTCCACCGGTGACGTCAAGATTTATAGTTCTAGCAAAACGACCACCTCCGCCACCAGCTTTGTTGGCATTGGCGGTGGCTCCAAATCCGTTGCCGCCACCGCCAATGGCTTCTACAGTGACTCTAGTCGCTCCAACAGGTGCGGTAACGCTGCCAGCACCGGCTGTGGTTATCACTGTCACTTGTGGAAATGCAGGTGTTCCTGCCATTACTTGTATGGTCATTAGATTAGTCCAGCACCCGAAATAACAAATGTATTTGCAGCCACACACAAAACTGTGCTGAGACCAAATTGTGTCAGAGTCCTGTTACCAGTACTAGCAGTGCCGGCCAATCTCAAAGTGACGCCAGCTGTGCTTCCATTGATCAGTATGTTAGCAGCCTGATTGTTGAACAAAGTGATACAATCGCCTGCACCAAAAACTGAAGCTGGAACAACAATAGAGGTAGTACCAGTGTAGTTTATGTGTCGGCCAGCATCACCAACCACCAAGGTATAGTTGGCAGCGGCACTGGCTCGAGCCACAATAGTACGCACATTGCCAGCCACATCAAACACGTTACCGGTTGCGCTGACGTTGCCACCTGTGATGTTGCCAGTCAAACTTGCCGTAGTACCTGTGTGTGTGGTTGCGTTGACATTGGCACCACCCAGTATATTACCACCGGTGATGTTGCCAGTGGCTGATATTTGGCCAGTTGCGCTGATACCACCACCTGTTAAAAGATTGCCACCTGTGACATTACCAGTCAAACTTGCCGTAGTACCTGTATGTGTAGTGGCATTGACATTGGCACCACCCAGGATATTACCACCTGTGATGTTGCCGGCTACACTTAGGCCTGCAGCACTGGAGAATGTGGCTATCGCAGTGGGCGTTATAGAATTTACGGCTGTAGTAAATATCTGCACGTCGGTTGGGCGGCTGGTATCTGTAAAGGCTCCCGAGGCTGTGATGTCTACTCGACCACTTGAAATATTTCCAAACTGTAAAGTTCCGCTACTGAATCCACGGCCAGTAAACTGAGAAATGGTATCTGCAGACTGGGTCTGTGTTGGCGAGGCTGCAGTGCCTCTGGCAGAACGTCCAGTAAACGCCACGTATTGACTTGTACCAAATGCATCTTGTGTGATACGAGTTTGCGTTCCATCTGCTCCTGATATGTGTAGGTCTGTTCCAGTAGTGGTACTGTTGCCAGTGACTGGATAACTCACAGTTTGTGGGTTTGCTAAAATATTAATTTCTGAGTCAGGTGTGGCTGTGCCTACGCCAAAAAATCCGGCGGTGCTGACAATGATATTACCAGTAACACTTATCTGGCCACCAGTTATGATGTTACCACCGGTAATGTTTGCTGTGGCACTTACAACGGCCACATTACTGATACTGAAACCTTGCCCATCAATATTGGCAGTCAAGTTTCCACTAAATGATCCGGTTGTGCCTTGAGCACCTGTTGTGCCCTGGGCTCCAATTACTCCTTGTGTACCTTGAGCTCCATTAGTGCCTTGTGTGCCCTGTGCTCCACTTGTGCCCTGGACGCCTTGAGCTCCTGTAGTTCCCTGGGCTCCCACGGTGCCTTGTGCTCCGGTGATGCCTTGAGCACCTGTAGTTCCTTGAGCACCTGTAGTGCCTTGAGCACCTGTAGTTCCTTGAGCACCTGTAGTTCCTTGAGCACCTGTTGTGCCTTGAGCACCTGTAGTTCCATTAGTTCCTTGAGCACCTGTTGTGCCTTGTGTTCCTGCACCTGTAGTTCCTTGAGCACCTGTAGTGCCTTGAGCACCTGTTGTGCCTTGTGTTCCTGCACCTGTAGTTCCCTGTGCGCCTGCTCCTGTAGTTCCTTGTGTGCCTGTACCAGTTGTGCCTTGAGCACCTGTTGTTCCGGTTGTGCCTTGCGCTCCGTTCGTACCAGTTGTGCCTTGTGCGCCAGATTCACCACCACCTTCATCGCCGTTGGATCCGTAAATATACAAAGTACTGCTGGTAGGCACGGTAATACCAACGCCTTCGTCAACATTCAGCGGTCCATATAACACAGCGTTTACATTTGGTGATACTGTGACATTGGAAGCAATCGTCTCTGGAGTTGCAAACGTACCGTACATGGTCAATGATCCCGGGTCAAGTGTCATTGTGTTTGCTTCGCCATTTACTGCAAATAGTATAGATCCATTGGCTGTTGGGATAGCAACATTAGAATTTCCGTTTACAATTTCGTTGGTGCTTGCAACAACCCCAGTTAATTGACTTCCGTTACCAATAAAGAAACTACCAATGTTGGCCGTAATGTTTCCAGTAGAACTGACAGTTCCCAGGACGGCAATACCAGTATTTGATATGGTAAGCACATTGGCTGTACCAGCCGAAGTTATGGTTATATCTGAGTTACTATACACTGTAACATTGCTGTTGCCGGCATGTAGCACATTGGCATAGTAGTTCTGTGTAAATATTAATGCTGTTGTTCCAATCACAATTGGATTGTCAGTGATCAGTTTCCACTGTGTGTCGGCGTAGATTACGCCTTCGGTAACCATAATAATGGTACCAGCTAGTAGTTCCCCAGTTACATCTGTGTCGCCGCTACGAGTCCAAGTTCCATTTGCGCCAGTGCCCAGGACAGATACTACATAAACACCATTTTGACTTTGAGTTGTTTGGCCTGTGACCAATACGCGATCGTTGACACTGAGATTTATTCCATCAACATTGTTGGGAGCTCCGCCCGTTAAAGAGACGTTCGCAACAGTTACCGCCCGTGTTGCCTGTTTATAATCTATGTCGTATATTTGATACGCACGAGGTTTAGTTAGAGCCATTTTTTACCTATCTTGTCATATATTTAGCCAAAAAAATAGAACTCCAGGGAGTCCTATTTTTCTCGTGCCCGTTTGCTATTAGCTTAGGGTTAGTGCAACACTTCTTGTTGTACCGTCACTACCACGTACCAAGATATTCAACTGAGTATTACTTACCAGCTGGAAGCTCATGGTACTGTTTGTTGACAGTGTTGGAGCCGCACTATTAACAGTGGTCACCAAGTTACCAGTGATGTTGATCTGTGATGAAGTTGGGCTGGCCGCAACAATCGCATTTCCACTCACGTTGTCAATCTGGCTTACAGTTACAGTGGTTGTGATCTGTCTTACGTCAATCACGTCACCGTTTGCTGGAGCTTCAGTAAATGTCAGTACACAAGTTGGGTTGGTTCCTGACACAGAGTATGCCAGTGTTGGAATCTGTACCACACCGTTAATACTTACAATACAACTGTTGGTTGTTTGTGTGCTTGATAATGTGAAGTTTACAGTTGCACCATCACCATTGAACTGTTGATCGCTGATAACAGTAAACTCTGTGGAACCAACTGGGGTCCAAGCATTGTTGTCGTAGATCTCTAAGTTGTTTTGAGTGGTATTGAAACGAACCATACCAGTGTATGTGCTTGATGGTCGCTGTGCTGTGTTACCAGTTGGTACTACAAAGCTGGTAGTAGCATTCATGGTCAATACAGAACATGCTACGATTGAGTTACTAGCAATCAACACAGTACTGTCTACAGGATCAACGTAGAAGAATGTGTTGACTGTGACGTTACCCGCAGAGTATATCTGACCACCTGTACTCAAGTTACCAGCACTAACATTACCAGTTATACTTGCGTTAGAACTTACATATAAATTAGCACTATTAACATTACCGTTGGCTGCGTTCAAGCTACCTGAATAAAGTACTACATTTCCAGTGCCTTGAATTCTTACACTTTCACCATAAACATTAGATCCAGTATTTGTAGTCCAGAAACTGATGTGGGTTGGTGTACTACCGGTTGTCCAATCTGCTGCTGCGTCGAGAGTAATTTGTGCGCTAGGACTGACTGTAAGAGTTGTGCCATTTTCAGATCCTCTACCAGCAAAAGAAGCCAACCGATTGTTGATCTGCGAAGGAGTGCTGTTGCCTAGTATATAACTACCATTGTATGATCCGCCGCCAACTGCACCAAGTCCAGTACCAGTGGTGTTGATTTGTACAAAGCATTCTGCATTAGGCACATCGCTTTGAATCAACATAGCAGTATTGCCACCTGTTTGAACAATAAATGCACCAGTTCCATCTGGGTGTACGCTGATGTTGCCGTTTGTTATAGCACCAACAATACTTTGTGTTGGAGTTATGGTCAAGTTACCAGAGACAATATTGCCACTGGCACTGATTACGCCGTTTGCCGCTAACAAGTTATTGGCAAATGTGGTTGTCACGTTGCTGGCTGCGCCAACTGCAATTACCAAGTTGCCATCTGCTGACGTAATATTGGCATAACTACCACCGTTGACCAGTTTGGTTATGGCCACGTTGCCCGGGTTGATGTTGCTGATATAGTAACCATCGCCTACAAAGAAGCTACTGGTAACAATGTTACCACCAGCACTCACAATGTTTCCAACTGTCACGTTGTTAGCCGTCACGTTACCACTGGCACTTACTACAGTTGCCAATACATTGGCACCCGATACATTACCACCTGTGCTGATTGCGCCACTGTTAAGGACTAGTACAGCATTGGCTTGTACATTTCCGCCTGCGCTAACGTCTGTGGTTACATTTACATTGCCACCACTAATTGTGCCAGTTCCGCTAACAACCCCAGAGCCAAATATCACGTTACCGCCTGTGACATTACCAGTTCCACTTACAACACCAGAACCAAATATAATGTTGCCGCCAACTACATTTCCTGTTGCTGATATATTGGCTACAGCATTTACGTTTCCACCACTTACATTACCAATAGCAGTTATATAACCACCAGTTGTGATATTGGTCAGCATATTAATATCGCTGAATACGTTACCGACTATGCTCAAGTTACCAACAAACGCATTTCCTGCAACGCTGAGGAATCCACCTGTAACCAAATTACCACCAGTGATTGTAGCAGTTGCACTGATCGCGTTGCCAGTCAACAAGTTACCGCCGGCTATGTTTGCCACAGCAACAATAGTGCCTGCTGCACTTACATTACCGCCGTAAACATTGCCACTTGCACTGAGTTCTGTTGCACCAACAGCACTTGCAGTTACGTTGCCAGTCAAGCTGATTGTTGTACCAGTTGCTGATCCAAGAGCTGGAGTAGTGAATTGAGCACTGGTTGATACTTGTAGGTTACCAGATCCATCATACTCTAGGTTGCCAGTATTGATTCTGGTGCTGATTTCGTTAGCAACGATAGCAATACCGTTACCTTGTATGTATGTACCTTGACCAGAGAACTGTGTGAACACAATGTTGTTTCCAGCTTGTCCCACGTTGCTGACGTTGCTGGTTTGTACCCAGCTGGTATTGCCATATACATTACCGTACAAGTTGAACACAAAGTCACCAGCTTCAACTTCTGGCACTTGGTTGTAATCTGCGGCACGAGTAATAGCTGTTGCATTGGAATAAACATAGATACCGTTGAACACTGCATTGGCTTCTGCCCTGACCAAGATACGTGTGTTGGCTACGTTAATAGCCACACCGTCAATTGTGGTATATGAACCGGTTGTGGTCAGGGTAGCACCAACACCGTTATTGGCTGGACCGTTGTAGTATGTTATAGTACCGCCGGTGATATTTGCCAAGGTGTTGCCGGTAGCAGCACTGGTACTGTCATGGATGTTGAGTCCTTGAGCCACGTCATCTACATACTGCTTGGTTGCCGCATCTTGTGGCTGTTCTGGATTTGCCAAGTTGTTGATGTATGTGCTACCAACACCAATGTTACCAGTTCCGTTTGTTAGGATGCTGATACCGCTATTAGTGCCAACTGCACTGATTGTTAACGCACTGCCGTCACTGTATAAGAAGTTACTGATCACATTACCAGCTATAACATTGCCGCTTGCGCTGACTTTGGTAACGTATACATTTGTAGCATTGACATTTGCACCGTTGACATTGGCCACAGCTGATACATTGTTACCAAACACATCGCCAGTTGCACTTACTCGACCGGCAGTTAGAACGTTACCAATTTGAGCATTGCCTGTTGCGCTGATAAAGCCTTGTGTGGTCAAATTACCAACATTGGCTGTGTTTGTTACTTCGGCAAAGCTACCAACCAATACGTTGCCGGTTACGTTGCCGCTTGCACTTACTTGACCGCCTGTTAAGATATTGCCAATTTGAGCATTGCCTGTGGCTGATATCAAACCGTTGGTGACCAAATTACCAACATTGGCAGTGCCAGTTGCTGATAACGCACCGTTGCTTAATACATTGCCACCAATTACATTGGCACCCACACTTACATTGGTTGTTACGTTTACATTGTTAGCGTCAACATTGCCGCCGGCACTTACATCGGTTCCAGCGTAGAAATTGCCGCCAAATACATCACCAGTTCCGCTTGCAACACCGGCGCCAAAAAATACATTACCAGCAAATACGTTGCCAGTTCCAGTTACATCACCAGAACCAAATATGACGTTACCACCAGTTATATTTGCAGTAGCAGAAATTGTTGTGGCATTTACATTTGCACCGTCTACATTGGCAACAGCGATAATATTACCGCTTGAACTTACATTGCCGTTGATGTTGACACCAGTGTCATAGAATGTGGCTACTAGGTTACTGCTTGACCCAACAGCGATTGTTAGGTTGGCGTTTGCTGCAGTTGCGTTGGCATAGGTTCCGCCGTTTTGAATCTTGGTCGGAGTACCAATGTTACCTGGGTTGATGTTGCTGATATAGTATCCATCACCTACAAAGAAATTGCTGGTAACAATGTTACCAATTGCACTTACAATGTTTCCAACTGTTACATTGTTGGCAGTTACATTGCCACTGGCACTTACTGCGATTGCAGACACATTGCCACCAGCACTGACAGATCCGCCTGTGTTGATATTGCCACCAGTTACGTTACTACTAGCACTTACTACAGTTGCCAATACGTTAGCACCATAAACATTGCCTGCTGTGCTGATGTTGCCACTGTTACGAGCAAGTATAGCATTGCCTTCTACATTACCGCCTGCACTTACAGTGTTGGCAGTGAAGATATTTCCGCCGGTTATGTCAACAACGGCAACAATATTACCACCAGCACTTACATTATTGGTTACATTTACATTGCCGCCAACATTGACGTTTGCACCAGCACTGACATTGGTTACTGTGTTGATATTGTTGGCCTTAAAGTCTGCATAGCTGTTGATAGCAACGACAGTGTTGTCCATAACACCAGAATTGGTGTAGGCCACAGTAAATGTGCTGTTGGCTTCGTTCCAGAACGAAGCAATATTACCAGATGCTGCATTTCCACGTAGACCGATATAGCCAATGTCCACAGTAGGAGTATTGGCTGTTTGTCCATCCGCTAATACGATTAGGGGATCTTGGATGTTGGTATATGTGGTATCAACCGCGGTGGTTGTACCAGTCACACTCAAGTTACCTGTGATGGTAAGGTCTGAACCATAAGTGATGTTGTTGGCTAACTTGATTGAAGTTACGCTATGATCTTGTACTTTAGTATTTGCATTGATACCTAGTTGGGTATTGCCAGCTGATGCATCAGTGATCTGGTTATTTTTTATTCTTGTGACGGCCACGGTATTCTCCTATTATGATGTATTTACCAATCGCTGGCAAATCTGGGTTATCTGCTACTATTTTCTTGTGATTCTAAATTCTCAAGATCCCGCCGTAGCGGGATCGTATGGCCAGTTATGTCACTATTAGGATGTGTAGTTTGTGATCAACCCAAGCACAATATCGCCAGTTGCATTGGTGAATGTTTCAACTTCGGCTCCGGACTTGGGCGTGGTATTACCGGTGTCAAAGAATGTAGAACTGAACTGTGTGTTGGCTGTGTTCGAGCTGTTGTAATTCCACACATACAAGTTTTCCAATTTTGCTACCGGTGTCACGTTGGCTGGATTGCCATCGTAGCTGAAAGTAATACTCATGGTGTTGGCTGTCAGTAATGCCGCATTGGCCTGATTGGCCAACAAGCACTGCCCTACCAGGTTTACAGTACCAGATCCGGTACCAGCTTGATTGGCTGTGAAAATATCGCCCACTGTGGCTGTAACTGGTGCACCAATTGCGGTAAATGTTGTAGTTCCTACACTGACAATACGATAACTACTGCCGGCCACAATATTTGCAGCAGTAGTAGCGGCTGTAGATCCAACCAGGTATTTGGTTGCACCTTTTTGACGTATGATATAAGCGGCGGTGTTGCCTACGCCGTTGATGTTGGCATCACAGGCCACTACTGGATAGGCAGCTGTTGCAATACCGGCGTTGGCACCACCGACTACACCAATAAAGTCTGTAGTGGTCATGCCAGTTGGAATCACAGGCACTTCTAGGTTACCAAAGTCATTGAAACCAATGTCTATGGTGGTTGATTTTTTAATTTTTAAAGGACGGCCCATTTGTTTTCTCCTTAAAGAAGTCCAATGCAGGTTCTATTCTGCTACGCTGTTGGGTTGCCCGTTCAGCATAAAACGCCTGATTGCGTTGAACAAGTATTTATGGTGAAGAAATATTTTGCTGGACCAGTGCCCAGATTAAATATTGCCATGAATACCAACGATCTAATTGCCCAAGGCAACACTCACAGAGAACAAAACAATCCTGAGGCTGCACTGGCCTGTTATGTACAGGCTATCGCCCTGGACAGGAACTGCGCCGCTGGTTTCAACAACTACGGCAATGTGCTTAGAGAATGCGCTGAACCCGAAGGTGCCATCGCTTTTTTACAGCGAGCCATACAACTGGATCCTGGTAATATCACTGCCAAATTCAATTTGGCCGTGGCCTGGTTGCTCATGGGTGACTACAAAAACGGATGGCCGCAATACGAATGGCGCTGGCAGTACGAGCACCTAAACGGCCTGTTGCCCAAGTATGAACAACCCAGGTGGACTGGTCAAGATATCAAAGACAAAGTCGTCCTGGTAGTAGGCGAACAAGGACACGGTGACAACTTACAATTTATACGCTTTGTGGGCGATCTAGCCCAGCGTGGAGCACAGGTCTGGGTACATGTAAATGCCAGCCTTATTCCGTTATTCCAAAATAGCAACAGCATAACAAAATTGATACCTTACGAGGAAACCCCAACAGGATTTGATTACTGGATTCCAATCATGAGTATTCCTGGAGTGATTGGAAATACTCTAGAAAATCTTGGCCATGTACAGTATTATCTAGCCCCCAATGCTGAGAAGGCACGAGCATGGCAAGAAAAACTAGGCCTAAAGCGCAGATTGCGTGTGGGCTTTTGCTGGTCGGGTCGTAGAGACACCTGGATCAACCGACACAAAGGTATGCCGTTTGCCGAAATGCTACGCCTGATACAGCGCAATCCCACCTATGAATGGATCAATCTACAAGTCGATTGCACTGATGAAGAAAATGCCGCACTGGTAGCATCTGGAGTGGCCTGTTATCCAGGAAGCATACAGAGCTTTGCTGACAGTGCTGCCTTGATACATCACTGTGATGTGGTGCTAAGTGTTGACACAGCCATAGCACATCTATCGGGTGCGCTGGGTCGTCCAACCTGGGTCATGCTCAGTTGGTTTGCACTGGATTGGCGCTGGCTGTTGAACCGTGATTCAAGCCCATGGTACAGCACAGCTCGTTTGTTCCGGCAGCCTAAAATGGCTGACTGGGCAAGTGTAACAGACAAGGTACATCAATATCTCACTTGGTTCAAGGTCTAATGCTGATTGATTATTTTCCTTACTTCAACGAGCGCGAGCTACTAGAGCTAAGGATCAATCTACTACGAGATCATGTGGATCATTTTGTGATAGCCGAAGCTGATAGAACTTTCAGTGGCTTGCCAAGACAGTTCCAGGTAAAACAATTGATTGCTGAGCTGGGTCTTCCAGCAGATCGTATCACTGTGCTGGAATTACACTATGCTGAAGATATAGATCTGCCGTTACAACAGCAGGATCTTACAGCCATGTATCCGGATGATAGAGGCGATGTTGCCAGCATAATGGCCGTGGCCCGTGAAAGAATACAGCGCAATGCAATCATGCAGATACTAGATCAAATTGATGACACTGCCTGGATCTTGATGAGCGACTGTGACGAGATCATCAATCCTGAGCATATAGGATTTGCTTTAAATGTGGCCCGTAACAATCCCAATAATATTGTAAAGTTGCCCTTGATCAATCTGTATGGGCGTGCTGATTTACGTCCGTATGGACTGGCCGGTTGGCCGTTTACTTGGCGCACTGCCATGAGCATTTGCAGTAACTCTGTAATGAAACAGACTACACCACATCGCGTCAGATGCAGTTATCATCTTCCGGTGCCACCGGTTACACCCACCCTGAATGGGGTAATATTTGACGATTTTGGTTGGCATTTTAGCTGGATGGGCGGAGATGCGTTAGTCAAGATAAAAAGTCAATCGTTCGCTCATGCGCCAAACAAGGGACATCAGGCACATGCCCAGCAAGGACTTAGATTTGAAGCGGGTGCCAGTTTAACTTGGCAACCAGATTCAGTGTTGAAACCTTTCCCACACAATCAACTACCCAAGATGTTGTTTGAGTTACCTAGGGTTCGAAAGTTTTTGCTTCCTGATCTGGTGTAATAACAGATCTTGAAATTCTGTACTGTGAAAGTACAGTTTGTTCTTTATCAATCGATCCCGGAATCCTTGATGGGTTGTTAATATAGCATCTGGGTTGGCTAATAGTCCGTCTACAAACTCTACTATCTGTCTGATCCGGAGTTTATGATCCGCTACCGAATCCCATGTTGTCCACGGTATGTAGTCTGCAAACATGTCAAGCCCAATGTCCTCAAGAAATTGTGAGCCGCCAATGGGCCCAACAATAACGGGTATCTGATAGGCCATAAATGGTTTGCATGTTTTTTCTGATACAATAACTCCTTCGGTTATGCTGGTTTCTGTAACAATATTAATGGCACACTGATTATAAACAGGGTGCCCTACTCCCACATCGTTTTTTTGTGCAACCCCATCATTTTTTAATCTGATGGGCAGGCGATCTTGGTAAAGACGTATGTGATCTAGTTCTGTTGCGGTCATGTACTCAGGAATTGGTAGTCGTTCTAGCACATCTCCTAAAGGAAATACAAAACTGTAGTCAATTTGATCAAAACCGGGACATTCAACCAACTGGCCAAACAGATAGATCCTGTGCCAGGATTGTGTGCTGTTTAGGCACATGATACTTCTAGATTTTTCAAGGCCAGCGTCGTAAGTGGCTCGGGCATACCACACAGGCTGACGTGTGCTGAACAACCATAGAAACAATGGAAAAAACACAAAGTCAGGATCTGGATCGTAATAATACCGGTAGTCCGACGTAAGCACTTGAGTGGTGGCAATAGTGGAATACTGTTGTTGTATTGAACGAGGTGTGGGCCTACGGTCGGGATCTGCGTCTGGGTAAGGATTGTGGGTCAGGTCTACAAGGATGAGTTGTATACCCTGTTTGTGTACAATAGCACGGACCTGATCCAGATCAACCCAATTGAGATTGCTGTCAGTTATAATTAAACAGCGTTGATCAAAAAATTGTTCAAGATAAGATCTGTCAGTGTCTCGGGCGCAGAGAGAATTAAAATCGCTATAGTAAAACAACATCTACATACTTATTAGCCAGGATTATTGTAGCCAACAAAAAACCACCTTGCGGTGGTTTTTGTCTTCCCATCCCTGAGAAATAAACAAACAATCTCTGATTAGGAGAATGATAAGTTTTGGACGGCTATCTCCCCAACATAATCTGCTGCGTTACCGAAGGAACTTGCAGTATTGGTGAGCTCGACGAAGCCATAACGTGTCATAAATGACACGACTGGTTCGAAGGTTGACGGATCTAGAACAACGCCACTACTCATTAACGGAATGTATGGGCAGTAGAACGCAGCAGCATCAGCTTCTGAAGTGCCTTTGTAACCGACCAATACACTTGCTGTGTCTTGAGCATAGCTGTTTACAAACACACGCATAGCACCGTTTAAAGTACCAACAAACTTGGTGTTTGTAGGAGCTTCAAAAGTACCTTCTGTGGTTCTAGCAAACGCACTAGTTGTTGCACTTTGTAGTACAGTTAAACTTGCTGGAGATACAACAGCCCAGTTACCAGCGCCACGACGTGTACGCTGAGCGATCAAGTTTGCAACACGATTGATAAGAACAGCCAAAGCAGCGTGCTCGTCACCAACGAATGTAGCAGTACCACTTACAGTAGCTTGGTTGTATGTGTACTCAGTTGCAGCCAATGTTGACAAGCTCAAGAGAATCTCTTGATCAATCTCAGCTGTGATCTCTTGTGCAAGAGCAGCCATGATTTCTGCTTCAACGTCAATACCATGCATGGCTTGTGCGTCTTGTGCAGATTCAAAAGTCCAACGTGCTTGTAACTTACGAGTCTTGGCTTCAACAGCCTGTTTCAAGATCTGTACAGAGATCTGCTTACCGCCAGTACCTTCCATGGTAGCTGTGTTATTGCCAGTGTAACCACTTGCAGTATTAGTACCAGCCGGAACTGTGGAGTATGCAGTTGCAATAGTGAACGGGCTCAATGCTTCTTGGCCGGCTGTTACACTAGTTGCTGCTTGGCTGTTGTCAGTCAAGCTGTTTGCGTATCTTACACGCAAGGTGTGGATTTGACCTACTGGACCTGTCATTGGCTGAACACCAACCAACTCGTTAGCGATAACAGTTGGCATAACACGTCTGATAACTGGTAGAATCACTCTGTTTAATGTAGCGATGTTACCACTAGCAGTAGAACCAGAAGATGCATTTTCACGCAAGTACTTCTTGGTATTTTCAAGGATCACACTCATAGAATTGCGCTTTGAGCCGTTTAAGCCTTCTAGCAACGCATCTTTAGTCTCATCCCAACGACTTTCTAATAATTCTTGTGACATTTAAGTCTCCTTTTTTTCTATCTGATTTTACAGCCCTGCCAGACGCTTGAGGTC